GTGATTAGAAAATGCTATGCAAGAATGTCTGATCCAGCATCGAATGACAAGCTGACACTGGAAATGCTTGTATCTGACGGTGGGTGTAAGATTTTTATCTGGGATTTTGATAAAGGGGTAGCAATTTTCTCTGAGGGTATAACAGGTAAGCAGTCTAAATACATAGTACAAGGTGAAAAGCATGCAGGGCATATCAATCTTATCAGAGATAACACGGTTGAGCGCACTATTTATGGGGTTAAGGAGTTCACCTATGGAAATGGTGATTCCGGTAAATCCTCTCCTGTGTTTTGCTCATTGTGCGAGGGGCAGATACTCATAATCGAATGCCAAAAGGCTTTTATAAGAAAACCATTAAGGCTTGATGAACTCACCTTTGAATAGAACTACCTACGATACATTCCTCATATGATCGAAGGATATAACATCTCTCAGGTATCCTGCTTCTGGATGCCGGGAACGTGTACCGCTGGTGGGCTGGATTCTTGGAGCCTTTGCCCAGCAGTTTCAGGTGATAAAAAACCCCGTGGAGTAAATCCGACAAATTGACGGGGCGCTGCAGAGGCAGCCAATGTCGGAGTTTAGTCAGATTTCGAGGTGTTTTTCTACTGGTTTTGAGAAAAAATGGATGGTCTGACACTACAGGAAGTGGCTCATCCCTGAGCTCACGGGTAGAACAGTAGACTTTGTCATGGCAGAGCAAAGTCATAAGTAAGTGTTGAATGTGTTTCTGATTTAACAAGCTTAGTGAGTGTATGCTTCATGGAGTGTACGTCTGTAACTTTCATAATATTTCTACCATTTCAAAATTAAGATATTAGGTAAAACCTTAGGGAATTTAGAGGGTAAGAGAAGCTGTGAACAAAAAAATCTCCTCGCGAAGCAATGTTTTTCACTTTAACGAAATATATTGTTTGCAATGTGGGTTTTTTAGTTCATCATACATGCTACATTGAGTTCTTATAAAATGAGCTGCTAATTATGACTGAGTGCAAACTTCCACAACTTCCAGAGTATTATCGATATGGTACTGAACAAATTAACAAGTTGCCTGGGAGTGGGGATGTTTTTCCTCCTGCGGGTAGTATAATAAAATCAGTAAGTTTAAATGAAGGTGTATTTGTTTGTGTTCCGGTGCAGCGTTATATACACGGGTTGAATATTTGGGTTGTAGTTGAATCTTCTTGGTAATGATTTTTGTTTGGTAAGAGTGATTTTTCGTTGGTTTGATGGTTTCTATTTATTATAAATTCGCTGTTGGAATTTAAAATTAGCATCATTGCAATGCTTTCAAACACCGTAGAAGGATTATGATGCTAGTGCAAAATAATATTTATAATAATTCAGCGTCATATGCTATTCTTTTGTTTAGTATGTGGCCTGTCCTTATTGTACTTCTTGTCGTGATATCTTGCGCCTTTTACGGTGTATTAATGCATAAAACTGCAATTTGTTGTTTTCTGTCAGCTATGTTCCTTGGTGTCGCAGGCTGGTTTTATGGATGATCACCATTAGCTCTAATATGAGTCACTTTTTAGTATAAAGTCAGGGTGTCATTACTTTACCTGGCTTGTAGCGTTGGTTCCCTAAAGTTTGACGATAAAAGGCCCTGTTAATACAGGGCCTTTCTGTATGTATTATTTATCAAAGAGGTAAGACATGTCAGAGATCACCGCATCCGAGCAAATCCGCCTGGATATTATCAAGAAAGTGAATTACGACACTGCAGCGGCGAAGTTAGCCATTGACTGGGTAGGCGACAGCTATCTGAAGTCTGAGCTATTCGCTGACTCTTTCGATCGTGTTTTCACGGAAAGTGAGATTGTCTCGAAAACTCGTAAGGCAATCCAGGAAGCGACCGAAGCGCTGGCGCTGTTTGATACTGCCGCTGAGCAGGTCAGCTAAGGCATTACAGCAGGCATTCATAGAGTGCCTGCGATAATGCCCATCAGACAAATCGTCTGAGCTGACAGTTCAATCAATCACCAATTTCCAGTTATACGGGGTAACTGACATCATTGTCTGTTTATCCCGGTGAATTTTGAAATACTCACTACTCTCATAACGTCTCTGCCTGCCAACACCAGAACGGCAGAGGTCAGTTAGCCGTATAGATGAACCTCTCCCGGGTGGCTCCTGAGAGATTCTTTATACGCTAGCTGGTAGTAACTAAAGGCCGCATATTTTTGCGGCCTTTTTCATCTTTGTAAAATGAAAGCCCTCAAGCGGTTAACGATGATCTGGATCATGGAAGTGATCTCCACCATGTCCGCCTCCATGGGGACCAGGGGGAAGGATACATCCAGAAAGTGACAGCGCACCACAGATCACAAAAACAGCAAGCATAATTCTTTTCATAATAACTCCTGAACTAAAGAGCCTTAATTCCAAAACATAAAAGTGAATATTTTATGGAGAATCAGTAATTCCTTTTTCTCCCTCACGTTAAATAGGAATAATCCATGGCAAAACCGGACTGGGGCGAGCTTCAGCAACGGTTCCTGTCCGATCATGCCGCAACCGGCGTATCACCGAAGGATTGGTGTGAAGCGCAGGGACTGAATTACGCTACCGCCCGCCGATACATCAAGAAACCCACTGCGCAAAAACCTGCGCAGAAGAAACTGCGCACTGCGCAAAAGGAAAAGTGCGCAGAAGAGTTGGTGGATGATGATGGCCTCACCGATCAACAACGTTCATTTGTCGCGGAATACCTGAAGGACAACAACGCCACACAGGCCGCTATCCGTGCCGGGTACAGCAAGAAGACAGCGAATGAACAGGGAGCAAGGCTGTTAGCAAAAGTTAGTATTGCGCAGGCCATTGCGCAGCAGCAGAAAGCATCCATTGTGCGCACGCTTGGAAGTGCCGATGAAGTGCTTGAGCAGATGTGGCGCCTGGCAACGTTCGACGCCAACCAGCTATCACAGTATCGCCGCGGGAGTTGTCGTTACTGCTGGGGCTTTGGTCATCAGTATCAATGGCGTGATGCCGTGGAGTACGAAGAGAAGCGACTCGAAGCGCTTGAGCGAAAACGTCGCGAGCCCGTCGATGTTGGTGGTTACGGTTACGACCACACCAGCGCACCTAACCCGGAATGCCCCCGCTGCAATGGTGATGGTGTAGGCCAGCCTTTCTTCGCCGATACGCGTAAGCTGGCGCCGGATGCTGCGCTTGCCTATTCCGGTGTGAAGCTTGGGAAGAATGGCGTAGAGATTACCGCTATTAGTCGCGAGCGAATGTACGAGGCGGTGATGAAACGGCTCGGCCTGGCTGATAGCGAGTTCGCCCAGCGTCTGCAGCTGATTGAAATTGAGCGCCGGCAGCTGGAGGTCGAAAAATTACGCAAAGAGCTGGCTGCTGATCCGGAGGATGACGAACCAACGCCAGTTGCAATCAATATCAACGTAGTCGATGCACGAGTGAGGGAAGAGGATGGCGATAGCACCGACGCTTAACATCCCTCAGGCCAAATTCCTTGCGATGCAGTACAAATTTAAGGCCTATGTCGCCGGCTTCGGTTCCGGTAAGACGTGGGTCGGTTGTGGTGGTATCTGCAAAGGGATGTGGGAACACCCCAAAATCAACCAGGGTTATTTTGCGCCAACGTATCCGCAGATCCGTGACATCTTTTATCCCACTGTTGAGGAGGTTGCCCACGACTGGGGGCTGAATGTCAAAATCAACGAGGGAAACAAAGAGGTTCACTTCTACGCCGGGCGCCAGTACCGAGGAACGACGATTTGCCGCTCGATGGAGAAACCGCAAACCATCGTTGGTTTTAAAATCGGTAATGCGCTGATTGATGAGCTGGACGTAATGCCCGCCAAAAAGGCGCAGTTAGCCTGGCGAAAAATCATTGCTCGTATGCGTTACAACGTGGCCGGTCTTCGTAACGGGATCGACGTCACCACGACGCCGGAAGGGTTTAAATTCGTTTATCAGCAGTTCGCAAAGGCTGTACGCGATAAGCCTTCGCTCTCAACGCTGTACGGCCTGGTGCAGGCCTCGACGTTCGACAACGAAAAGAATCTGCCGCCGGACTATATCCCGTCGCTGATGGAGTCATACCCGCCGGAGCTGATCAAGGCTTATCTCCGTGGCCAGTTCACCAACCTTACCAGCGGGACGATTTACCATCAGTTTGACCGTAAGCTGAATAACTGCCGGGAAGAAGAGCAACCCGGTGAGCCGCTGTATATCGGTATGGATTTCAACGTCGGGAAGATGGCCGGAATTGTTCATGTGCTGCGTTTTGGGCTTCCCTGTGCAGTTACTGAAATCATCAAGGCTTACGACACCCCGGACATGATTCGCATCATCAAAGAACGGTTCTGGCTGTACGACGGCAACGATTATCGCAAGGTGCGGGAAATCTATATTTACCCGGACGCTTCCGGCGATTCCCGCAAATCCAGCAATGCCAGCGCCACGGATATCGCTCAGCTTAAGCAGGCCGGCTTCAATGTGGTTGTTAATGCATCAAATCCGCCAGTGAAAGACCGCATCAACGCGATGAATGCCATGTTCTGCAATGGTAACGGTGAACGTCGCTACAAAGTGAATGTAAAGCGGTGCCCGGTGTACACCGAATCGCTTGAGCAACAGGTTTGGGGCGAAAACGCTGAGCCGGACAAAACGGCGGATAACGATCACCCCAACGATGCCGGTGGGTATTTCATTGTGAAGCAATTCCCGATCATCAAACCGACTGGAAAAGTCACCCAACTGCGGATGTAAAACCATGCCTGATATTTCAACGCCCAACCTCGACTATAACGACATGGTTGAGGCATGGGATATTAATGATGCGCTGATGGGCGGCACGCTGGAAATGCGCCGGCAGGGCAAGAAGTATCTCCCGAAATGGCCGAACGAAGATCCTGAAAGTTATAAGGAGCGTTTGGCTTCGGCAACGTTATTACCTGCCTATGAAGAGGCTATTAAACAAAACATCGGGCGAGTGTTTGCTGAGCCGACGGTATTGAGTGAGGATTCTCCTGAACAAATACGGGAGCTGTCGCCAGATATTGATATGGAAGGAAACCGGCTCGATGTCTGGGCACAGCAATTTTTCAGCATCGGATTCCAGTATGGTCTGGTACATGCGCTGGTGGATTTCCCGAAAATTGACCGGGAGGCAGTAAAAACTAAAGCCGACGAAAAAGCCGCGGGATCCCGCCCGTATGCCACGATGTTAAATCCTCGCCAGGTCATCGGCTGGAAATCGAAAGTGGTTAAAGGGAAAGTGGTGTTGACCGATCTGCGTATCAGAGAGGTCATCATTATTGATGGCGATGATTACGGGCAAACGAAAGTTGAGCAAATACGCCATATCATGCCGGGCAAGGTTGAAATTTATCGTCGAAATAAAGGTGATAACGGCGAAAGCCAGTGGCAGATTCACGACGAGTGGGAAACCAGTCGCGATGACATTCCCCTGGTGACTCTTTACACAAAACGCACAGGCTTTATGCGCGGTTCACCGCCACTGCTTAATCTCGCCTTACTGAATATCAAGCACTGGCAGAGTCAGAGCGAACAGGACAACATCCTGCATGTCGCTCGCGTGCCGTTGCTGGTGGCTTACGGTCTGGCTGATGGCGAAACGTTGACGATAGGTTCTTCCTCTGCGACTCGTTTCGATGACCGCCAGCGGCAGGGACTGGAATATGTCGAGCATACCGGGGCTGCGATTGAAGCCGGTAAGATTTCCCTTGAGGATCTGGAAAACCAGATGCGTCAGGCCGGCGCAAAACTGCTGCGCGCGGAAAACACATCGACTAAATCCTTAGACCAGACTCACGAAGAGCGGATGCAGGAGAATTCACCTCTCTACACCATGGCAAGCTCGCTTGAGGATGCGCTCGATAATATCCTGCAGATTATGGCGGAATGGCTCGGTGAAACTGAGGGCGGCAATGTCGATGTACGCACTGAACTGGATGTTTCTGCTCAGACGTTTGATGCCTCAGCTGCAACGGCTGTTCAGTCACTTCGGCAGGGTGGTGATATTCGACAGATTGATGCGGTTCGCGTTCTTCAGGCGCTGAAATTTATCGACCCGGACGCGAAACCTGAAGAGGTGATCGACGAACTGAGGAACCAGCAGGTGACGCTTGTCGGCGGCCTGAATAATCCAGGTGGTTGAGATGGCGACGGCGAATGAGAAACTCAGTGACGAAAGCCTGGCTCATGCGATTTGGGTGAGTCAGTACAGCACCGGTGTCGCGAACAGGATGATAAAAATCCTGAATGACAGCGATGCAGAGCTTACGGCCAGGCTGCTGGTGGCGATAGATACCCTCGATGCGGAAAGTTTCACGGTGTCGAGGCTAGAATCTCTTCTGGTCAGCGTCAGGGCGTTAAATCGTGATGTGGTTCAGTCGATGAGCGAAAGCCTCGCCGGCGAGCTGCAGGAACTGGCGCAGCATGAGGCAGGCTATCAGATGAGCCTGTTTCAGTTCGCTATCCCCGACGATGTTCTGGCGCTTCATCCGCTGGTGGGAATCTCCCCTGATGCTGTGTATGCGGCGGCGATGGCCAAGCCATTTCAGGGACGCCTGCTCAGTGAATGGGCTGATAGCCTTGAAGCCGATCGCATGACGCGCATCAGTAACACGGTGCGGCAGGGATTCCTGCTGGGCGATTCGCATGAACAAATCGCCAGAAAGGTGCGTGGTCATGCTAACCGTGGCTATCAGGATGGCGCGCTGCAGATGAGCAGGGCCAACGCCGGCAGCATTGCCAAAACAGCTGTAGGGCATCTTGCGGCGACGGCGCGAAAGAGCTTTGCGGATGCTAACGACGACATTCTGAAGGGTAAGCAGTGGTTATCCACTTTGGATAACCGGACATCAAAGGATTGTCGGATACGCGACCGTCTCAAATACACCCTGGATAACAAGCCTATCGGCCATAAGGTGCCGTATCTGCAGGGGCCCGGGAAAATCCATTTCTGCTGCCGCAGCGTCGAAACCTACATCCTGAAATCGTCTGATGAGCTGGGTATTGCTGTTGGGCAAATATCAGATAGCTCACGTGCCAGCATGGACGGGCAGGTGCCTTCGGATACCGATTATCAGGGCTGGTTCTCGCGCCAGTCGTTCACGCGACAGTCACAGATCGTTGGCGTAACCCGGGCCCGGCTGATTCGTGACGGCGGTATGTCGCCCGATGACTTCTACAACGACAAGGGCGAATGGCTGACTCTGGAGCAACTTCGTAACCTGGATGCTCAGGCGTTCAGTAACGCCAGACTTTAAAGCTTTTTAAGTCTTCAATCAGGCTGCCTCCGGGCGGCCTTTTTTATTGCCGTGATCCGGATGGTGAGCGGTGCAACGGTCGGATGACCCCGAAAAGGTAACCACATGAAACTGAAAACAGTCGAAGTTAACGGCAAAATCTATGCAGAAGTCGATTCCAGCGGTTTACCCGTCTACGTCCACGATGACGGCCAGGAAGTTGGTTTTGATGCTGTGCAGGCCGTTGGGAAAATCTCCTCTCTGAATGGCGAGGCAAAATCTCATCGTGAAGCCAAAGAAGCCGCTGAAGCCGGTCTGGCTAAGTATGCCAAAATCGGCGATCCGGCAAAGGCGCTCGAAGCGCTGGAGATGATGACTAAAATCGACCAGAAAAAACTGATCGACGCAGGCGCCGTTGATCAGGTTAAAGCGGATATCACCAAATCATTCCAGGCCCAGCTTGATGAAGCTACTCAGCGTGCGACGACCCTTGAAGGCCAGCTTTATCAGGAAATGATCGGCGGCCGGTTCTCTGGCTCGAAATTCATCGCAGATAAAGTAGCAATTCCGGCAGATATGCTTCAGGCGCGGTTCGGTCAGTCCTTCAAAGTCGAGGACGGCAAAGTCGTTGCCTATGATGGCTCTGGCAACAAAATTTATTCCCGCTCGAAGCCGGGCGAACTGGCGGCCTTTGATGAGGCGCTGGAGTTCCTGGTGGAGCAGTACCCACAGAAAGACCACATTCTGAAGGCCAGCGGCAACCAGGGAGGCGGCTCACGGCAGTCTCAGCATTCACTCGGGCAGAAAACGATGAAACGCGATGCGTTTACCAGTTTGAGTCCGACAGATCAGCAATCAACTCTCAAAGACGGTATCACCATCGTCGATTAATTCTTTGCCAGCCGCCGGATGGCTGCTGGTGCCGGAGCTGGATAGCTCAACCAACCCTATATTTTAATCTCCAAGGAATCTATACACATGGCTAATACGCTTACCGGGTTGATCCCGACTATCTTCACGGCTCTGGATACCGTATCTCGCGAACAGGTCGGTTTTATCCCGGCTGTATCGCGCAATGCTAAAGCTGATGCGGCGGCGAAGGACCAGACTGTTACTGCGCCGGTTGCGCCACCGGCTACCACTGTTGATATTACCCCGGGGGCTACTGCGCCAAATGACGGCGACCAGACGATCGGCACCGTTGATGTCAAAATCACCAAATCCAAAATGGCCCCGGTCAAATGGAACGGTGAGGAACAACTGGCACTGGGGCCCGCAGGGACATACAACACCATCCTTGCTGATCAGTTTAAGCAGGCTTTTCGCGCGCTGGCTAATGAGATGGATGCAGATCTCGCAGCTCTGTATTTCGCATCCTCCCGTGCTGTCGGTACGGCCGGCACCGCTCCTTTCGGTATTGCAGGCGATTTGTCGGATGCGGCCAATGCGCGCCAGGTTCTCTCTGACAACGGTTCGCCGACAACTGATCTGCAGATGGTTCTCGGTTCTTCGGCTATCGCAAACCTCCGTGGTAAACAGTCTGTTCTGTTCAAAGTAAACGAGTCCGGTACTGATGCGCTTCTGCGCGAAGGTATCGTGGGGCGACTGGAAGGATTCAACATCCACGAATCCGCGCATGTTAAGAAACGCGCTGCATCTCCGGCTGCCGGATACCTGGTGAATGGAGCAAAAGCTGAAGGCGATATTCTGATTGCCATTGATACCGGCACAGGTGCTTTTGCAGCAGGTGACATCGTGACGTTTGACGGGGACAGTAATAAATACCTTGTTGCTGCTGCGACGGCCACAGCAATCACCCTGGCTGCTCCTGGCTTACGTCAGTCACTGGCCGACAACACCGCTATTACCGCTGGTGACGCCTACACCGCAAACATGGCGTTTGATCGCAATGCATTCCTGCTTGCATCCCGAACCCCGGCAATGCCGCAGGGCGGCGATACGGCGGATGATGTGATGAACGTTACTGACCCCGTATCTGGCATCACTTACCAGGTGGCACTGTACCGCCAGTATCGCCAGGTGCGTTACGAAGTCGGTTTATCCTGGGGTGTAGCGGCAGTTAAGTCCGCGCACTCAGCGTTGTTGCTGGGCTGATAAACAGGGGGCTTCGGCCCCTTTTTTTAGTGGAGGGATAATGGCCGGATTAACAAAAGAGCAGCGCGCCCAACGAGCTGCTGAGCAAACTGCGTCTACGAAGGTGGATAACAACGTACCCGTAACGACCACATCGCTGCTGGTGGCGATGGTTACCGATTTCCCGGCATTCCCGGGTGCGCCCAATACCGCCAACGTTCACCCTGATGAAGTGGAGAACTGGAAGGCGCACGGCTGGAAAGAAATGGAGTGATGCATGATCACTTTCATCACCGTTGAAGACGTCAATTCGATTCTCGGTGCCACCTGGACAGATGAAAGCAAAAAAGCCAAATCTGTGCTGATGGCTAATACCTGGATGAATGGACTTAACCTGAAAATGCCGTGCAATAAGGCAACTCACGAAATCATCATTCCTGACGATGTGAAACAAGCTGGCGCCTATGCGGCGCTAGCGGCCTCGAATGGTGGCCTTTATCAGCAGAAAACCGATTCTGGTGTGTTGCTGAGTAAGACGGTAGATGCCGATGATGTCAGCGTTTCAAAGACCTTCGCGGAACTTGCTACCAACAGCTCGGCATTGCTTGATTCCGATCTGCAGCTGGCGCTTGCAATGCTAAAGCCCTATGGCGTTAGTCAGTCTCAGGTACGGCTGGTAAGGGGGTGATATGCAAAACACTGATGTGCATTATGCCGGTGACGGGCTCGGCCCTCGCGATGTGTTTGTGAATGGAAACCCGATCAATTATGTCGTTTACGCAAACCCGGCAAAGGGCGTTGTTGAGTTTGCTCCGCTTCCGCTGAGGGTTAAACGCAACGGCGAAATCTATACCAGGAAACTGCGTGGTAACGTCCTGGTCCTTTTTACTGGCGGATATGTTTCTAACAATATCCCGCTTCAGCGTTTTGGTGAAAAAGGCATAGAGGAGGTAGACCGTGGGTATCCGCGACGAACTCCAAACTGAAGTCGCCGCAGCCTTCGATACAGACCTGCAGGATGCCGTTAAGGATTTCACTGGGTCATACACCGTTCGAGGTGCCTGGGACCCGGTGACGGAAACCGGCACTGAAACGCAGGTGACTTACTCGGGGCGTGGAGTGCTGGCGCGTTATAAACTGCGCCGTATCGATGGCGTTAACATTCTGCATGGTGACGTGAAGCTAACCGCCCTGGTCAATGAGGTGACTGACAAGCCGGCAGTCGGGCATATCATCACCGCACCGGATTCTATTACGGGTGAGCTTCAGCGTTACGAGATCATCACCGCTTCTGCCGACTCTGCTGGCGCTGCGTACTCCATTCAACTGCGGAGGGTGTGATATGGCTAAGGGCTGGAACATTGACCCGGCGGCATTCGCCGGGCTGGTGGCCGAAGATGTCAAACTACGCCAGCGGACAATCGCCATTCAACTGCTGAATGAAATTGTTCAACGGTCGCCAGTAGGAAACCCGGAGCTGTGGGCCATCAACGCGACCGCGGTTCTATACAACAAAGCTGTTGGGGAATGGAACGAATCTCTTTATGCCGACCCTGCTAACCTGACCAAAACCGGAAGGCTCAGGAAGAAAGTTCGAGTTAATGACAGCATGGATATCAAACGTCCGGCAGATTATCGCGCGGGTACGTTCAGGGCATCGCATTTTGTCAGCATCGGCGAACCTAATCATTCCGTCCCGACCGAACCGGATCCGCGCGGGACAATGACGTTTCTTAATGGCAAAAATATTATTGACCAGGCGCCAGCCTACTCGGTGATTTACATCCAGTCGAACCTGCCTTACTCCGTGCCTCTGGAGAATGGCCACTCAACACAGGCGCCGACAGGCGTCTATGCCGTCTCGTTTAATGGTGTGATTCAGGCCTACAAATGACCCTTACAGAAATCAGAAACGCTGTCATTTCCCGAATGGCGGCACAGACCGCTATTGCCTCTGATGCGGTGGATTATCCCAATGGTCCGGTATTTGACCCCAGTAACCGCGATATCTGGGCCCGTCTCACCAACATTGCAGGGCAGGCAGGCACAACCGAGATCGGGGATGGGCCGGTCGTGCACAGAACAGGTTTACTCATCATTCAGCTGTTTGTTCCGGTCGGCTCCGGGACGTTGCTTATCTCCCGGACGGCCGATCAGCTAACGGAGCTATTCGAGTTCAGGGACGACGGGAAGCTGAGTTATTTCGCCGTTTCTGCTGTGCCGGCAGGTGAGACCGATGGCTGGTTACAGCTCAATCTTCAAATTCCTTATCGCGCTCTGTAGCGCACAAAAAACAGGAGGCTCCTGTGAGCTCAGGTGCAAAAGTAGTAGCCGCGTTTATTCGCGAGACAACGCCAGGAATCACGCCTACAGCAGGGGCGTGGAACCTGCTGCGTCGTTCTTCATTTGGTCTGAAACCAACGCAGAACACCAACGACAATGACGAAATCGCTGGTGACCGCATGGCGCAGGGCGTTTCACGTGGCACAGTGGATGTCGGCGGCGATGTCGGCACACGGTTTCGCTGGAATCAGCATGACGATTTTCTTGCCAGCTGTTTCGGTACCGAATGGGTAAATAACGTGCTGACGATGGGTAATGGTCGCATTACGTTCTCCGTGGCGACTTTTGCCAGTGATGTGGGTATTGCCCATATTGCCCGCGGTTGCCAGGTTGGCACCTTCCAGATGGAAATCCCGGCCGATGGTGATATCACTGCAACCATTACGTTTGCAGGGCTGGACTGGGAGACGAAAGGGGACGATACCAGCTATTTCACCACTCCGGTGGATTTAGCGGGGGCGCTGCGTTACTCCTTCAAAGAGGTCACGAACATCCGGCTAAATGGTGTTGATGGCGGGACAGGCTTCTGCGTCGACACCTTTAACATTCAGTTCAACAACAATATGCAGACTCAGCGCTGCATCGGTACCGGTTCGGCGTTCGCCGGCGCAAACATTCCGACAACCTTTACCCCGTCAGGTCAAATCACGCTGTCATGGTCAAAGGCTGCCTGGGAGGTTTACAAAAAAACGTTCACCGGCGAAACGGTGCCGTTTAGCTTCACGCTGGAGAATGCTGAAGGCGCCTATACCTTCGATTTCCCGGAAGTGCAGATCTCCGGCGACTGGCCGGATGCGGGGAGCACTGACATTGTTCAGGTTCAGCTGGATATCACCGCGGCCAATACGCCGCCAACTATTACCCGCGTTCCTGCCACTTCTGGCGGTGGTGATTAACATTGGCCCTCTTTGGAGGGTTTTTTATGGAGTTTTTATGCTGATTGTTACCCCGAAAATTGATTTAAATGGCGAGCGCTGGTTTTATCCCTACAAAAAGCCAGAAGGCAGCAAAAAGGAATTCTCGCCGGAAGAAGAATCGCTGTTCAAACTTCGCCTGCTGGTGGCCAGCAGCGAGAATCCGCAATATCGCTCACGTAACGCGCTGGTGCGTCGCCACATCGATAAGATGGACGCAGGTTATAAGGTGGGGACAACGGATTTTAATCTCGCCAGCGTGGACGATATCGACTCTGTTGATGACCTGCTGATCGATAACGCCGCTCGGTTCCTGCTGAAAGGCTGGGAGGGAGTAGGTCAGTTAGTCGACGGCATAGAGGTTGCTCTCGACTACACCCCAGAACTTGGGGCCGCCATGCTGAAACAGCACCCGGCGCTATACTGGCTGATACTGTCTGAGGCGGCAAACATTGCTCAGGGTAAGGAGCAGCAGACTCAGGAAACCGTAAAAAAGCTATAGAGGCCCAAAAGTGGCTAAAGGAATTCGCCGGCGAACAGGGCGAGAAAGCAAAGTGGCGCAGGGAGAAGCTAAATCTCCCGCCCATTCCAGAGCCTGAAATCGATGCAGTCACTGGAGAGATCCTCAACGCTTACGCCATGATATCGCGCGGCAGAAAGTATGCCGGCATGGCCGGAGTGCCGCTCCCTCTATCCCTGAACGATATTGAGCTTTACCTGGCATCGCGCACCATCCTGATCGACCGCATTGAGTTTGATGCAGCAATACTGGCCCTTGATGATGTCTGGAGGGCTGAGTGGGCGGAAGAGCAAAAAAGGCGGGCGATAGTGAAATAGCCTTATCATTGTTTAGCTGTCTCTATATGTTAGGATGTTTCTGATTGTAATCACAGGGAACATAAAATGAAGAAATTATTGATAGTGGCACTGGGGGCAGTGCTTTTAACTGGGTGTACAACGCCGGCTCGTAACTATGTGGCTCAAACAAAGCAAATCAGTATTCCGCCGCTAAATACAGTAACAACAACCTACGTTGGCGAGGATATGGTTAGGCAGGGAATTGATGCTAGCATTGATGCCATTCATTTCAATCAGGCTGTGGTTATAGGCTCAATCGGTGTCTATACGATCCCGGCAGGAGACTACGTAAAAATTGGAGAGGATTCAAAATCAGAGTTTTACTCTAATGTAGAAAGAACATCAGGTGCAGTTGTTCCTAACCGCTTCATGGTTAATGATCCCACACAAAGCATACAGCTCATGAAGAACGGCGAAATTTGTATTGTCACGATTTATGGTGGAACCAAGTGTGATACAGGCAAGCCATTTACGAAAGTAAAATTCCAGACCGAGCAACAATCTTCCTTCCAGCAAACTCTTATCTACAATGGGAAGGTCGGCAACAAAATTAATATTGGTTATAGAGAATTTCAAGGAGGTATGGCTCGGGCCGCTTTTTCTAATGAGGTAGAGTACGACCTTTCTGAGTCCAAAACGATACGTTATAAAGGGGCTGTGCTGGATATCATGGATGCAAATAATCAGTCAATAACCTTTAAATTGACTAGGAATTTTAATACAAATTAATAACTCCGGCCCATAATTTGGGCTGTTTTTTCATGAGGTGGGAGTGTGAGGATTCTTGGTTATCTAGCCATCTTAATAGGTGTGATCTTCGCTGTTTTTGCGCTATTTATGGATGTAACAGTATCAACAGATGATGGCTACAGAGTTAACAACCTTGGTTTAATGTCTTCACGACAAAATTACATGATATTTGGCGGATTCGTAGCGATTGCAGGAATCATCATCGTTTTGGTCGGTGAGAAGTTCAAACCATCCGCAAACTCAGTCAAATGTCCATACTGCGCAGAATTAATAAGCGCTGAAGCGGTGAAGTGCAAACATTGCGGGAGCGACGTCACCCCTTCGAAGACAATAGTTAGCGCTGACGATGCTGAGGCCAGTGATAGGTTGGCTGACGTCAATGTAAAGTTGATCGCAGGGGTTGTGCTGGCGGTCTTTGCGGCGATTATCGGCGCAATAATTTTTCACCGTCAATGAATTAAAAGCGTAACAGTTTCAAAAGCTCTAACCTCGCTTCGGCGGGGTTTTTTATTGCCCGGAGAAAGGTAAATGACTGAACAAACATCCCGCCTTGCGATCGTTCTTGATAGCTCCGGGGCAGAGAAGCAGGCTGACAGCCTTACCGTTGCGCTTGATAAGATGACTCAGTCTGGTGATAAGGCTGTAACCAGCATATTCAAAGTGACAAAAGCGACTGACGAGGAAAAAGATGCTCTCAATAAATTGCGAGCAGCTATTGATCCGGTTGGTGCAGCAATTGATACAGTCGGTCGCCGCTATAGTGAGCTAAAAAAATACTTCGATAAGGGTCTAATTGACGAGGAAGAGTTTCGTTCGCTGTCTAAGATGCTGAATGACACCACTGAGGAACTAAGTGGTGTTGCACAAGCTCAACGAGAAGCAGAGAAGGCCAGCAAACTGGCTGCTGTGCAGCAGGAGGCGCAGGCTGATGCATTCCAGAGAATGCTCGATAAAATCGACCCTCTGGCAGCTGCTCTTCGCAATCTTGAACAACAACAAAGTGAACTGAATACTGCCTTTAAATCGGGCGCAATTAATACTTCCCAATATGATGCATACAGCAAAAAACTTCAGGAGACTCGTCGGGAAGTCACTGGCGAAGCACAAGCCGAGCGCGAGGCTGTAAAAGCACATGATGAGCAGGTAAATGCACTGCGTCGTCTTGAGGCCCAAATAGATCCCGTAGGTGAAGCATTCCGTCGCCTTAACGAGCAGCAGCGCCAGCTGGATACAGCTAAAACATCCGGGATGCTGTCGCCCCTGGCTTACGATCGCCTCAACAGTAAACTTGCAGAATCCCGCGATGCTCTGGAGAAAACCCAGGCGCAATTGGGTAAAACAAGCCAATCTGCAGCTCAGACTGCCAACGCTATGCGCATGATCCCTGCTCAGATGACCGATATCGTTGTCGGTCTTTCTACCGGGCAGTCACCGTTTATGGTTCTTATGCAGCAGGGCGGTCAGCTCAAAGATATGTTTGGCGGCATTGGGCCAGCGATTAAGGGCGTTGGCACATATGTCATGGGTCTTGTTAATCCCTATAGCGTAGCAGCTGCTTCAGTTGGGTTGCTAACTTATGCCGTCTATCATAACCGACAGGAAATTGATGCTGCGACAAAAATAGCCACAACGTCTCTTGGCGCTAACGGAGATGCTGCAGAACGGCTGGCGCTTAATATGGTTGCCATATCTGACAAGACTGGTCAGGCGATTGATGAAGTCAGTAGTATGTTTATAACGACTAATGACGGTGCGAGCGAAGCAATAAATAAGCTTATCGACGTTGGTTTTAGTTATGACGAGGCAAGGACAAAGGTAGCCCAATACAAGGACTCTGCTAATTTCACCGCCTTGAATGCTGATATTGATAAGCATCGACGGGAGATCCTGAAAATAGGTGATTCGTGGACAGCTGCAGCTATTGAGGTCAAAAATTATTACACAGCAGCGGATAAGGGTAGGCAAAACGTAGCGCTTGGTGGCGCAATTGACCCTACGATGAGGTTTATCGGCCAGGCATTAGATCTGCAAACCACGATGAACACACTTAGCATTGAAGGTAATAAGGCGGTAAAAAATTCCGTTGACTGGATTAATAAGGAGTATCTGGCGGCAGACAGGGTTGCCGGTGCAGAAGCTCGGTTAAAGGAGGCAAGAGCACAGTCCAGAAAAATTGCTTTCTCAGGAAATAAAGAAGCAATCGAACAGGCCAATGCGCTAATTGCTGTAAGAGAAAAGGAACTTGAGCAGGCCAAAAAAGCTGGGCAGCCTAAGACCCACAAAGAAAAAGCCTATACAGAGGACGCAGCAACCCGGCTGATTGATCAGATAAACCAGCAGACTGCTGCCATGCAGTCCCAGCTGGATGCCAGTGACAAGCTTAATAGCGCGACACAGGCTCGGATCAAGTTCGAGCAGCAGATTGCTGACCTCAAATCTAAAACGCAGCTCACCGCTGACCAGAAGTCGATCCTTTCCCGTTCAGATGAAATCCTCCAGGCGTATAAGCAGCAGGAGGCACTGCAAAATTCCGTAAAAACCCTGGACGATTATCGGAAGATGCAGGAACAGGTAAAGACGAAGGATGAGCGGACCAACGATCTGCTTAAAACCCGTCTTGAACTGCTGGAGAAGGCCAAAGCAACCGGGCAACTAAAACCCGGTGAATATGAAAAAACGCGGGCAGATATTTATCAAAACACCGATATGCAACTGCCCTCGACGGTTCGTAATGTTGTAGGAAACCTTACACCCACAGGAGGGCGACTCTCAGGAACTTTTGAGGGGATGCAGGGGCAAATCAACGAATATGGACAGGCTCAGCAAGAGCTCCAGCGCTGGCTGGCAGCTCAGGAGGAAGCTTATGCGAAGGCCGGTGAAATAACTGCCGAGGGTGAGGCCAGAATGACCTCTATTCGTCAGCGTGCAGCGGATGCAAATCAGGTCATAGAGGCTCACAAAAACACCATCATATCTGCGGCCACGCAGTCCTTGTTTGATAGCACCGCTGAAATCATGCGAACGGGGTTTGGTGAGCAATCGGCAATCTACAAGGTCGCTTTTGCTGCGAGCAAGGCATTCGCTATCGCGGACTCAATGGTGAAAATCCAGCAGGCTATAGCAAGCGGTGCAGTTAGCGCGCCTTATCCGGCCAACATCATCGCTATGGCCTCAATCGCTGCGCAGACTGCCAGTATCGTCTCAAATATCCAGGCTGTTTCAGGTGTTGGCTTCGCCTCCGGCGGTTACACAGGCCCCGGTGGTAAGTATCAGCCAGCGGGTATTGTTCACAAAGGAGAGTACGTCTTCGACCAGGCATCAACGAACCGGATCGGCGTGTCTCAGCTTGAGGCACTTCGAAATGGCCAACCGCTTGATGCAACTCTGGGGCGTACAGGGTTTGGTACTGGTGTTCAGAACGTTAACAGCGATAACCGTAGGCAAACAACTGTACACGCGCCGATTAATCAGGAGTTTCATCTCCAGGGTATTACTCCGGAGCAGCTGAGCGCTACACTCAATCAGAATAATCGACAGCTTTCCAGGCAGTTAAAAGGTGAACTCACAAAGGAGGTTACCATGCCACAAGGAGCTTTTGGCAACGCTCTAAAAGGAAACTATACACGACACGGTCCTAGGTAAGCTAAACTGAATTAGCTGAGACTTGATTAGGTAGGTAAGTCTAACAATCTGAGTAGGTGCAAGAAAACACAAGGATCTTATTAATGGAAGCGTTGTTAACATTTACATTTAAAGACTTTATAGCTTTTATGATTCCTCTTTTTATTGGCGGACTTATCTTCAATAGGAGACGTAAACGTAAGGAGGTCCGAGTGAAGTTTTCATTTCTTTGGCTTGTTTTGATAGTTGGTGGAATTCTTGAAATATGCGATGATATCTACACAACTTATTCCTATAGGCATAATCATTTATATAATAATGATACGCTTACAACCGTGTTTAACTATGATTTTGCAAAAATTGTTTTTTGTGGGGTTTTGATCTTTGTTTCTATTGCGCTTCTTCTTCAGGAGTTGCTTTTAAACAAGCAGTCAAATTGACGTATCTTGCCTGTCGGCGCATCGCCATTTTTTATTTTGACATGGGGCTGTGCCGAAACAATGTAAGCTTACATTGAAGTCAATAAAATTAATATATTGATAATGCTGTTTTTTTTATTTCTTTTAGCTCTTGAGGTGAGTTGGTAAATATATCTCCTTGTGTGTTTTTTTCGATTTAATAAGATTTTTATCTTCGTTAATTTGAACCAAAAAATCAGAGATTTCTTCGATTCCATCGTGCTTTATTCTGAAATGAATACCCTCCTGAGGTTAATGGTGAAATTTTATTCGAGATACTTTACCGGGAGACTGCATGACTGATATCTACTACCCACATGACAGCCTCCCTATGCCATTACAGGAAGGATACGGATTTCAGCCTGTGAGCCCGTTAAAACGAACCCAGTTAACCACCGGTCGCGCGAGGCAAAGGCGAGCTTTTACGTCCACGCCGACGCAGGCCAGCATCACCTGGTTTATGGAAACCGATGCGCAGGGACTGGCGTTTGAGTCCTGGTTCCGTGATGCGTTATCTGACGGGGCTGCATGGTTCATGATGAAACTGCAGACGCCGGCAGGCATTAAGTTTTACAAATGCCGCTTCACAGATATTTATCAGGGACCGGTGCTGGTGGCCCCGATTTACTGGAAGTACACGGCGACGCTTGAATTATGGGAACGCCCCCTTGCTCCTGCCCCATGGGGTAATTACCCGGAATGGATCGTCGGCAGCTCACTGCTGGATATTGCGCTGAATAAGGAGTGGCCGAAGCATGACGCAGATTAAACGCCTCTACGCCAGCTGTGGGCCGGAGGTGATCATTGAAACGCTGCAGATCACCATTGGTTCTGACGTCCATTATCTTTGCCAGGGTTACGAGAACATCACGGCAACGACGGAGAACAGCGATACCGTAACGTTTACCGCCTGCGCAATAGACATTGCGCTGCCGGCGCGCAATGCGGACGGTACGCAAGATTTGAAATTTGCCCTGTGCAATATCGATGGTGTTGTGTCCACGGCGATCCGCAATGCCCTGGCTAACAGATTGCCTGCATCGCTGACGTACCGGCGTTATATCTCCACGGATTTAGCGGCCCCTGCGGAAGTGCCGTATACGCTGAAAATCAAGTCGGGCTCCTGGACAGCGACAGAGGTGCAGATCACCGCGGGCTATATGAATGTCCTCGATATGGCCTGGCCGCGTTACCGCTACACGCTCCCTGTATTCCCCGGACTGCGTTATTAGTCTTAACCGGAGGTGGTATGACTGAAGAAAGGATAAAAAGACTTGAATCTGAACTATTACAAGTTCGCTATGAAATTGCCGTAATAAAAAAACTACTAATTCCAGATAAAACTCCGGCATGGGCTTTACTTGCGAAAGATATTGCCTATTCTGAGGGGCTAAGACCCTCACCCTACGGTGAGGGATACGATATGTGTCGTCTGCTCGAATTACTTTGTAAAATTGGGGTTTTATCGGAGGAGGGTCACTAACTGATCCGCTATTTCCTCATATGTCTGTATTGCGGTATTCATTGCTACCTTATCAGCTAAAGATGGACTAAATTTGATGACTTCTGATTTGGATATTTCGTGCCAGATTGGCAATACCCTTTTTGTCCCTTCAATTTCAGATGCGATTAATCCGTTTAGTTCATATTCTGTCCATTGTTTTTTAATGAAATTTTTAGATATAACAACTATTCCGAAACGTGAATTCGCAAGTCCTTTGTCGATTTTCTTTCTGAGACTGTCGCCCCATGCGAGAGAGAATTCGTCGTACCAGACCTTCACGCCCTGAGATTTCAGGTACTCCGCAAATGGCCTTACGAACAAGTCTTTATCTTCACTGGCGTGAGAAATAAAAACATCATATTGCGGAGATTCATCTTCATCATTAATGGCATCGTGGATACCAGTTTTACTGGAGAGCATACGACTATGAAGGGTCCGTATTTGTGAGTCCATTTCTTCTTTAATTTTTTTTTGTAAATCCTGTTGTTCTTTTTCACGTTTTTTTTGCGCAATTTCCAGCTTTTTGCGCTCGGACTCTTCATCTTTAGTCAATTGTGTCTCATAACGATGAAGTTCAGCAGTTTTATCAGCAATTTTTTTTGATAACTCGGCGTTTTTTGCATTGCATTTGGATATGTCGCTTGTATTTCGGGCTATTTGAGACATTTTGGAGGAAACAGTCGATGGGGAAGTTGAACTGGTGATACTTCTCTGTAACTGGTTAATACTGCTTAGTAGTTGTGCTTCCTTTTTGCTTTCATCCGCTATTTTTTTTCGCAGATCAGCCAGTTCTCTTTGAATCCTGCTTATCGCTGTCCTGTTTGAGCTGATTGACATTTATTGTTCCTTTTAGAGGTATCGCTGTGCTCTGAAAAGAGTACACCAATCAGTAACATCGGAAAACCTGGAAGCATCAACAGGGTATTGATTTCGCATCAACGAGGTAATTACATGTTTCAACCTGAAAAGTACCTTTCGGTCATCTGGCTGAAGGGCGGTCGCTCTTTTCCAAAACTTGACTGCTTTGGCATTGTGAACGAGATACGCAGCGATTTGGGCTTGCCTCTCTGGCCTGATTTTGCCGGGGTCACGAAAGACGATGGTGGCCTCGATCGGGAAGCGCGCCGGATGATGCTCACTCTTGAACATTGCGAACCTTGCGAGGGTGCCGGGGTTGCCTGCTATTCCGGGTCAACCGTCACACATGTCGGGATCGTCGTCAACATCGATGGCCTGCTGCATGTGGCGGAATGCAATCCGGGAACGAACGTCACCTTTCTGCCGTTGTCGCGGTTTAAGCGGCGATTTGTCAAAGTGGAGTTCTGGCAATGACCATTCGTTTTTACCCGTCGCGGCTGCCCGGTGAACCACTGGAAACGCATGAAAATGGCGTTACCACCATTCGCAGCTGGCTGGTGGCAAATGTTGAAGGCTACGAAGATCGGGATGTTCCACCGTTGACCGTTGAGGTTGAGGGGCTGTCAATTCCGCCTGGCGAATGGGCTACTTGCGTGATCCATCCTGATAGTGATGTCCGGCTTTATCCGGTGCCTTTCGGGCTTGAGGCTGCTACGATCGCCTGGATAGGCGTCGGTATCTCCGTTGCCGCTGCAGCCTATTCGCTGTTTATGATGAGCACCATTGATACGGGCGGCTATACCTCATCCACAGGGCGGAGTCTCGACCTGAACCCGGCGCGGGCCAACACCGCAAAACTCGGTGATGCCATTCGTGAGGTGTTTGGCCGGGTGCGTATCTACCCAGATTATGTGGTGCAGCCGGTTACCCGGTTCGATGCCGCCGATCCTACGAAAATGCGCGTCCAGATGCTGCTGTGTCTCGGTGTCGGTGATCTGATTTATACCAATGGCGATATCAGGGTTGGCAGTACGCCAGCTTCAACGCTGCCGGGTTTCAGCAGCATCCATTACCCGCCAGGAGCGGACGTTTCCGGCGATGAGCGCAGTGAAAACTGGGTCAACAGTACGGAGGTCGGCGGGACATCATCCGGTACCGGACTGGATATGGCCCAGACGTCGCCGGACGCAGACGACATTATCGCAGACAGCATGACCGTCTCCGGATCGAGCGTGACGTTTACCGGGCTGGATACGGATGATGATGACGATAATGGCGAGAACGATAACGCGCTGCCGCCCAGCTGGGTCGCTGGCGCCGTGGTCGAACTGAAAGCCCCGGCGAACTACCAGATCACCACGGCGGCCGGATACAGTGTTATCGCCAGCCCGCTGCTGACGGAGATCGCGCCGGTAGTAGGTATGCCGGTGACGCTGGGGTTTAACTCTGTCGATTACGATCTGTTTATCGCGTCATATACCCCCGGTCAGGCTGCAGTGCCCGGCACCGGGGGGAGTGCGGCAAAACTCCAGGCCAGTGCGGCCCCGACCACCTACGATTTTTCGACCAGCTCCAGCACGTTCACGATCACCTGGCAGGGGGTTACCTATCCGGTGTCGCTGGTGGCTAACTACGTCTCGATGTCGGGACTGCTGGCGGCAATCACCGAGGGACTCACTGGCTCCGGCCTGATTGCGCAGGACAACGGCGGCACCGTACTGATAACCGAGTCGGCCAGTCCGTTCGCGGGTGGAGCGATCACCTCCTCTTCGCTGCCTGCAGCTGTTTTCGGTGATGCCCCGGTTTACACCTCCGGCACGGCATCAACCGGCGGCAGCCCGGCGGTAACGGCGAATGTGACGCTTGCCTATAACAGCGCCACGGGAACAGCCTTTTCCGGCATGCCGGAGGGGGTGCAACGGCTTTCACTTGCTCACCGCGGGAATGAGTACCGCATTGTCTCGACCGACGGCACAACGGCGACGGTGGCGCGCCTGGTTAATGGTGCAGTTGATGAGTCATGGCCGGGATTCACCGCCCGGACGATGATCGATTATGAGGCCACTGGCCTTAACGACACGCTGAGCTGGCTTGGGCCGTTCCTGGTTTGCCCTGAAAATGAGACCGTGGATATGTTCGAGGTGAATTTCTCTTTCCCGAACGGTATTTGCGGCTTTGACAGTAAGGGCAAAAAACGGATCCGCCACGTTGAGTGGGAGATACAGTATCGCGTCTACGGTTCCGGATCGGGGTGGGTGAGTCACCAGGGAGAGTACGCGCTTAAAAACATCAACGGGTTAGGTCTCACTGAGCGGATCACCCTCAGCTCTCCGGGACTGGTAGAGGTTCGCTGCCGTCGGCGCAATGAGCAGGGCTCAAACAACGCCAGGGATTCGATGTACTGGCAGGCACTACGCGGGCGACTGCTGACGCGTCCTTCATCCTATCCCGGCGTGTCGCTGATGGCGGTGACCGTTGAGACGGGGGGCAAATTGGCGGCTCAGTCGGACCGCCGCGTAAACGTTGTGGCCACGCGGGCCTATGACTCAGGAACGGCCAGAACCATTTCTGGGGCGCTGCTGCATGTCGGGAACTCGCTGGGACTGGAGATGGATGTCGACACCATCAACGCGCTGGAGTCTGCATACTGGACGCCACGCGGCGAGTATTTCGACTTTGCTACCGGCGACAGTATCTCAGCGCTGGAAATGCTGCAGAAGATAGCCAATGCCGGGAAGTCACGTTTTCTGCTGAGTGATGGCCTGGCGACGGTCAACCGTGAGGGGATTAAGCCATGGACGGGGATCATTACGCCACATGAGATGGTGGAGGAGCTGCAGAGCGCTTTTACCGTGCCCTCAGATGATGATTTTGATGGTGTCGACGTGACGTACATCAACGGGACTACCTGGGCAGAGGAGACCGTTAAATGCCGGACGCCGGACAATCCCACGCCGGTGAAAATCGAGAACTACAAACTCGATGGGGTACTGAATCAGGATCACGCCTACCAGATCGGCATGCGTCGCCTGATGAAATACCTGCAGCAGCGGGTGACGTTCCAGACCACTACCGAGCTGGACGCGCTGTGCTACAACCTGGGCGATCGCATTGTGCTCACGGATGATATTCCGGGTAACAACACGATTTCCTGTCTGGTGGAGGCGATGACAACGGCTGGTGGCGTGACAACGTTCACCGTTACGGAGCCGCTGGACTGGTCTTTCGAAAATCCCCGAGCGCTGATCCGCTATCAGGATGGCTCTGCATCCGGGCTGATGGTGGCGAGCAGGGTGGGTGATTTTCAGCTGTCAGTCCCGCACCTGAGCGAGTTTGATGACCCGATGAAGGTTGACCTGTCGTCGGCAACCATCGAGCCGATCCGCCTGGTGTTCTGCGGCTCAACGCGCCACGTCTACGACGCCATTGTAGAGGAGCTCGCTCCGCAGTCAGACGGAACCTGTCAGGTCACCGCTAAAGAATACCTCGAATCATTCTACCAGTACGACGACGCCACATACCCCGGCGACGCTGCTTAATACCAAAAAAATCCCTTTCAACTTTTCTTTCGCTCAAACCCTCGTTTGCGCGAAGCCTCTTTTTTGGAGCAAAAACATGGCCGAACTTAACCCGCCTTTGGGAACAACGACGCCTGAAATCTTCCTGGATAACGTCAAGCGCGCTGACGAGCTGGTTAACGGTCCGGCAGGAACGGTTAACGACCGCGGCGGTGAACCGCTCGATACCTGGCGCCAGATGATGGCGAAAAACGATGAGATCAGGCAGAACCTGATCCCGCTTAGTAAACAGTATGCGACGCTGGCTGCGGCACAGGCGGACATTGCTAATATCCCGGTGGGCTCGACCACGTATTACCGTAGCCCTGATGACAGCGCTCTTGCGGTTGAGGTTATTAACAACGCCGGGACGCTGCAGCCTACCGGGCGCCAGATGCCATCCATGTTTACCTTCGCAGGTGTCAGGTTTCTCAGAGGATATGGGACTGATGAATTTGTCATTATTGGTACTGATTATCAGGTCCTTGAATATGGTGCCGACAGTGACAGGCTGCGCGATGCTGGAGCCGATATTAAATACGGTTATGGCTTACCGGGAAAACCACTGGCTGTCATCGGTACAGACGGCGAGATGACGTCATTTCTCACATCTGATTCTTTACAGGATGCCGGAGTATCAATTCTCAGAGGATACGCCTCGTCACCGTTCGCCGTGCTTGGAGCTGACAATCAACTGCTGTTGATGGGTTCTGGTGAGTCGTCAGCTGCGACAGCTTTGCCGGAGACAGGCCTGCTTAATTATCTCATCGCCATGCAGGAACGGGCGTACACCGGGGGATACCTGGTCATTATGTGCGGGCCGGGTGATTCTCTTACCGCAGGCACTGACGGCCTGAGCGCCATTGACGCTATGTATAGCCTTTTTGCCGCTAACTTGGGACACGGTGGTATAGGCTACTTCGCCCCATCAAATGACAATACAGCAAGTCGCGACTTGCTGAACATGGAATTGGCTTACACCGGCTGGGTGGATAACCAGACCTACGGCAAAAAATGTGGCCCGCTAAATTTTGCTCTTGTTCCGTGGTCAGGTCGTACTAATTTGTTTTTCCGGGTAAAAGATGCGTCCCGCAGCAACCCCATTTACCAGCATGACGTGGTGGAGGTCGGGTTTACCGGGACGGGTGACGTGGGAACCTTCAGCCAGTTCCGGTTCCGTGCAACCGACCGGAATGACGATGGGGCCATTGGCCCAGCAGGCTCCGGGGAATGGCAGACGGCTACCATCACAAACCAACCCGAGGGTTCAGAAGAAATCCAGATAGTGCGTGTTGAGGGGCTAGGACCCGCTTCGGGCCGTTTCTCTCTGGAGATAGAGCCGCCCGCATCAGGTCAGGCCGGGTATCCTGCGATTGTCAGCTTCAACTGCATCAACTCTGCTGGCGGCGTTCGCGTTATTCGGTACGCTCGGGGCGGCGCGACTGCGGCATATCACCTGAACCAGACGGCCTCGTACCAGAAATACTGGATGCAGTATTTTGCTCCTGACCTGGTGTTTATCAATCTCGGCGAGAATGATTATGCACTGACCGATTCGGAATTTATGAGCGGGTACAGCGCCATTGTTGAGCGGGTACAGGATGCGCTGCCGGGTGTACCTGTTATTCTGGAGCGCTGGTACAGCGACAACCACATTAAGCGTGATGCGGTTTTTGACGTCATTCAGGCTAAATATGGAATGCTGGGATTTAACGTTCGTGACCTTATCCGCAACTCAAATTTTGCGTTCCAGAACGGCTACGCCTATTCCACCACCAACCCGGCAGACCCGCACCCCAACGCACGCGGAGCCAGAATTATTGGCGCGTATCAGGCGAAACGCGCACTCCTGAACTACGCCGTACAATCTCTCAGAAAGGAACAACAAAATGGCTAAAACGACTTTCCTGCAAATTCCCGTAGCTGTTAACAGCGGCATCGCGTCAACTTATTCCGAGCGCGACGATAAAACCTGCCGCTGGGACCCCTCGCACTATTTTGACTGGCGGGTTTCAACACTGGCAGACAGAGCTGGTGATATGTTAACGGCTCTGGGTTCATCTATTTCAGAATCAGCGCTGAATGGTATCAAAACCATGAAAAGCGCTCTGACAGCAAATGGTGGAGTGACCTCAGAAAATATCTTCCCATCCAATGCAACTAAGGGGTTTGCTTACGCATTTATTTTTAAACGCGACAATCTGAATCAGGCAACCTTCCTTATTGCTGGCCCTCATTTACGGCTACAGGCTCAGACTGATAATAAGCTGTACTACTACAAAACAGGCGCATCCACACAGCAGGGAGGTGTTTCGTTATCCAGCGGCATTGACCTGGTGATTGTGAATTACGATCCAGTGACGGACATAGAGACGGTATACGTGAATGACGGTACCATGACCGTAACCGGGGCATCAGCAATCACGTATCAAAACGCCCCCCTGACACTGGCGGCGACTGCCGCGAATAATGTTAATTACGGAGAAATTCTCATCTTTGATGCAGTGAAGTCAGCATCTGATATTGCTGCGATTAAAGCTTACTACAGAGCACAATACGGAAATTAATATTCTGGTAGCGGCTGTCAGTATTATGACAGCCGTCACCGCTTAGAAAATCAATGATGGATACTTCGCCTGTATGCAACGGAGTAAATAGTCATGAACAGTAATTTTCTCAGCATCAGATAATACGCGATCGAAAACCATATAAGCTCCAAGTCGGCTGGTTGCAGAGGTTGATCCCCAGTATGTAACTCCGCCTTTACCGATGCGAAGGGGGGCCGGGGCTCGCTCACGACCTGTTGCCAGAGTGAGGGACGCTGAAACATTATTGGTCATGTCGGTCAGCCTGGTGGTCTGGCCGTCAAGGGTAAGACAAAGAAGCATCGGCTTTGTTTTATTAAATGCACTCAGAGTTGCGCGCGCGGTTCCGTAAGTGTCATTTTCCGTGTAGTGGATACCCTGCATGGCGGCCAGCGCGCCAGCCTCATCTACAATCACAGATACTCCTGGTGGGGTAACGGCAGCAGTCCCCGAAAAGCTACCAGCGATAATTCTCTGCGTGGAATCATTATTCGGATCAAAGAGCAAAAACCAGGTTTGTTTGGGGGCATCATTAATTCCCAGGCTCAAATGCGCCACGTTCGCGTTATTTGATAACTGAACAAAGGGCGAGTCGGTGATAAACGTCGGGGTGCCAACTACAGTGGGGCCGCCTTCCCCCGGCATAAGATTTTTACCAATCCCTGTATAAGTAAATATTTCGGCGCGACGAAGGGACGTCACATCAAACCCTGGCGAGTATTCGTCAGGGTCTGAAACAGACGAAAACGCATTATTAGTGAAAAGAGTAATACCCATATTTATTCGCTCCGCTATACAGTTGTCTCGATAATTTGTGCCCATGCCCAGTTTTCCAGCGGGTATGGTTTATCTACAAGTTCAGGAATATTTTCGTCCGCATATTGGCCGCTACCTGCGGTATACACGTAATTTTCAGTTGCCAGGAATGGATCGCTGTCCTTGAGACAGCCATTTCCGTTATGTGATGTTTTATCTGCGTACCAGATTTTGATTTTCCCGGAGACTCGCCTGGAAAATGTCAGTTTTACCACCGTATCAGCAACAATCTCTGCGGCAGTAATGTCCAGCGCGCCATTTGCATCAGTCGCCCGAAACCCCTTATCAGCATAGGTTTTAGCTGTTCGCCCATCATATGGTGTCCCCCACTGCAGTGGTGGATACGGGACTGCATAGTTAAGGAGTGCGTAATCATCCTGAACTTCAACGCCTGTGCAGTGTAACGGCTCCCATCCCTCACCAAGAACCAGAACCCTGAACATGACCTTGCCGAAAAACATGTCCATCCAGCGATAACCGTTACTGGTCAGATGCCCGCTATCCTTATTGGGGAATGGATACGACGGGCAGACTCCATAGATGTTCCCTCCCTCCGTTGCCATATCCAGCTGCGCCATCCCGATCGCCAGCTCATAGGTATCAATGGTGTAAGTGCCGCCAGTCTGATAGGTGAACATCGCAGGCGGTCTCTGTCCTGCGCAAAAATCGGCAATCACATCGCTATAAAGCTGACGCACCTTCGCTTTATAGCCCTCCCGCGTATAGTCCCCGCCGTACCCAGGGTTGTAATTCCATTCTCCCTGCAGGAAACAGAAAGCACCGATGCCGAATGTCTTGCTGTCGCCATCCGCGATGGCCTTTATTTTAGACACAGCTTCACGAATGCGGTTATACAGCTCCGGAACGGCCCCCCTGGACAGAGCCTCAACGGTCCTCCCGTTGACTCCACAGCTTGCCAGAACAAGCAGGCGAGAAGGGTCGGTTAGCAATGCTGCCTGACGCAGAAACAGCGTGCGCAGCATGTTAACCGCAGCAACGGCCCCTTCACCCTCATTACCCGACCCGGCAGGCAGTGCAGCAACATCGGCATCGCTCATCACATACGACCCGTCACCTGACTGAACGACGGCCTTTAGCGGGTTGAGGATGGCAGACCCCACCGGGGTGAATCCTGCCCCTGTCCGGGTATTTGGTCGAGGTGAGTTTCCCAGCATCAGATTGCCAAGATTGCTGTACGGCGTTTTGCTGAGCGCAGGGTATCCCTCCTGGTTGCTGGAAAGAGACTGCCCGTACCAGATGATCATCGACAGAGCGAACACAAGTCGCTCTATGTCAGCGTTATACCGACTGCGAACTTTACTGTAATAGTTCAGGTTTTCCGCGTTCAGAATGTTAATTCTGTCCTGCAGCGTTATATCGCCACCGCTACCGCCGCCGACCAGATTCCCGCTCGCATCAATAATTGTTTTAGACCGGCCAAGAAAATCAGAGACCTTTAAAAACTCAGGACCTGTAATATCAATCCGGGAGCCACCTGAGTTAAAATTAAGGCCATTTCCTGACACCATTGCCGTATCTGTGCCGAACGAACCATCTCGCGCAGCGCGCAAACTCCTTGGTGCCACATTCCCATATTCATCAACTAATACGACGCGTTGACCAAGAATATTTTCGATATATATTCCATTGTCATCAGATACGGTCAGAGAATAGCCCTCCAGTTCAATGCCATCTGGTTTAATAATCGTTTTTGCCGTCCCGAATTCACCTGATGTCAGGGCATAAAACTGGCGATACCCGAGGATGTCAACGAGCTGGAAAATTAGGTTTGTGGTTTCAACATGCTTAAGTAAATCATCAACGGTTTTCTGTGACGGCATTTTCCGCCCGGTAGGCTGCAGCGTCCCGGCGTTGTTAATGACCTCGATAGCCAGCGCGGAATCATCAGGGCTACGGTAATACGTCGTAGAGCCCACCGGGATATTCACAATGTCCGCCTGCGCCGCTTCCAGCGTCGCGTACTGCTTACTGAGAGGGATCAGGTTCTGCCTGATCTCATCGTTTTTCGCCATCATTCCGCGCCAGGAATCCAGCGGTTGCCCGGCACGGTCTGGAACGGTAGCCGCGTCCCCATTGACCAGCTCATCGAGCCGCTTAGCGTTATCGAGTAGCACAGCGGGAGACGTACTCCCCAGCTCCGGGTTAAAGGCCATGTTTTTTGCTCCAAAAAGAGACTTCGCCAAAACGAGGGTTTGAGCGAATGGCCGCGGCTTTTTACAATCAGCCATTTCAAAGGGTTACAACATGCTGATTGGCTATGCGAGGGTATCAACCGGGGATCAAAACCTCGATTTACAGAAAAACGCGCTGATCCGCGCAGAATGTGAGCTGGTTTTTGAGGATATGGCCAGCGGGAAAAATGCCCGGCGGCCAGGGTTAAAGCGCGCATTACGACGGTTGCGACCGGGTGATGTGCTGGTGGTCTGGAAATTGGACCGGCTGGGCCGCAGCGTGCGCGATCTGATTACGCTCGTGTCGGAGTTGCAGGCGCGCGGGGTGAATTTCCGCAGCCTGACCGACTCGATTGACACTTCGACGCCAGCCGGCCGCTTTTTCTTCCACGTTATGAGCGCCCTGGCGGAAATGGAAAGAGAGCTGATTGTCGAGCGTACACGAGCGGGTTTAGCCGCAGCGAGGGAGCAGGGGAGAGTCGGCGGCCGCCGCCGGGTAATGACTGAAGTCGTGGTGGAGCGGTGCCGCAGAATGCTGGAGAACGGCGCTACCCGGCAACAGATCGCAGATGTGATAGGGGTGGGGGTGAAGACGATCTACAAATACTTTCCTGCTGCCGTCCGCGATCAAGGATTCCTGCCCTTCCCGTGATATGTAACATTTGAGATAATAAGTACTTTCAGTTTTGAAAACAGTTTGGTTTGTTCGTGAACGGTAAGAAAACAATAAGTTTTGAACAATTTTTAACTATTAACAGCAATCTTGTTTCCATCTCAGATACATGGGCAGACTTGTGGGCGTTAATTTTTCACACAGGTTTAAGCGCTGGAAGGCTGCTGAGTATTCGATATGATGATATTGATGATGGCTTGATACTGATACGAAAACAGGGTCACCTGAAGGAGCTACGTGTTGAATCAACCCCTCCAGTGGAGGGGATCATTGCTCGTAGAAGAGAACGCTATCCAGAAGATGTTTTTTTATTTCAGAGCCATTCTAACCGTGTGAAGTACCAACGCCGGCCGGTCACTATAATTGCTTTCAACGCCGCTTTACGTCGCGCCGCTAGATCATTACCAGACGTTAACGTAAGCAGTAGTAGCGCGAGAAACATACCGGACTAAGCGCCTGTCCAGTAGCGTGCGGCCGATGTGACAGGCGTGGGAGTGAAGACGATTTACAAATATTTGCCAGTACAATACGGCGATAAAAAATCCCCTTGAGCAGGCACACTCAAGGGGAAAATACTACATAACATCATTGCTGTGTGCGTCTTTGCGCTCATCTATCTTCCAAGAAGATGCCTAAAGCTTCCAGATATTTCTGGTCTGAGCAGTTAAAACATTGGATCGGCGGCCTATGTGATAGGAGGGGGTGAAGACGATTTATAAATATTTTCCAGCCGGTTAAGTTTGCTCACCTGCGAACCGTATGCAAGAGATCGCAGGTGAACAATTTGCTATGAAGGCATTGCCATAGCTGAAAAATTTTAATCTCGCATTGTTCGCAAAACCATCAAACAGCTAAGGCCTGAAAACACTTTCAGACTAACCTTACTCGTTACATCAATGTGTTACGTCAATGGCGTAAATTGATAGCCAGAGCCTATATTGATATGTCGCCCTGTTAAAACTACTGTATATAAAAACAGTGTTAATGTGAGCGAGACTATTATGCAGTTCTACACGCCCGTTGAGTTACGTCAGATCATGCTGCTCCCGTTGTACAGCGACCTTGTGCAATGTGGTTTTCCTAGTCCTGCACAGGATTACGTTGAGCAACGTATCGATCTGAACGAGTTGCTCGTTAACCATCCCAGTGCGACGTATTTTGTCAAAGCCGCCGGCGACAGCATGAAAGACGCCGGCATAGGGGAAGGGGATCTTCTGGTTGTGGATAGCTCAAGGACAGCAGTTCATGGCGATATCGTTATTGCTGCTGTGGATGGGGAATTTACCGTTAAGAAGCTGCAGCTGCATCCACGGGTTCAGCTTAACCCAATGAACCCTGCATATTCGCCGATAGTCGTGGGTAGCGAGGATACTCTTGATGTGTTCGGGGTCGTAACTTACATTATCAAATCGGCTGGCTGAGATGTTTGCACTTTGCGATGTGAACTCATTTTACGCATCCTGCGAAACTGTTTTCCGTCCTGACCTGAAAGGGCGTCCGGTGGTCGTACTGTCAAACAACGACGGCTGTGTGATCGCCCGTTCGCCAGAAGCGAAGCCCTTCGTCAAAATGGGTGAGCCTTATTTCAAGCAAAAGGACATGTTTCGCCGGCACGGTATTATCGCGTTTAGCAGCAATTATGAGCTTTATGCCGATATGTCTAACCGAGTGATGACGACGCTTGAAGAGCTATCCCCACGGTGCGAAATTTACAGTATTGACGAGGCATTTTGCGATCTTACTGGTGTTCGTAACTGTCGCGACCTTACCGACTTTGGCAGGGAAATTCGCGAGACGGTTCTGCGCAGGACGCACCTCATGGTCGGCGTCGGCATAGCCCAGACTAAAACCCTGGCAAAGCTGGCCAACCATGCAGCGAAACAGTGGCAGCGGCAGACAGGAGGCGTGGTTGATTTGTCGAATCTGGAACGGCAGAGGAAGCTGATGGCTTTGCTTCCGGTGGATGAGGTCTGGGGAGTCGGGCGCCGCATCAGTAAAAAACTAGAGGCAATGGGAATTAAAACGGTGCTTCAACTGGCGGATACCGATATCCGTTTTATCCGGAAGCATTTTAATGTGGTTCTGGAGCGAACCGTGCGGGAGCTGCGCGGCGAGCCATGCCTTGGGCTTGAGGAGTTCGCACCGGTAAAGCAGGAAATCGTTTGCAGCCGTTCGTTCGGCGGTCGTATCACGGAATACCATGAGATGAGGCAGGCAATATGCAGCTATGCGTCGCGCGCAGCGGAGAAACTCCGTGGCGAGCATCAGTATTGTCGGTTCATTTCAGCGTTCGTTAAAACCAGCCCCTTTGCGCTTAATGAGCCATACTACGGAAACAGCGCATCAGTAAAGCTGCTAACTCCAACCCAGGACAGCAGGGACATAATCACCGCGGCGACGAAATGCCTCGATGTAATCTGGCGAGACGGACATCGCTACCAAAAAGCAGGGGTGATGCTTGGGGATTTCTACAGTCAGGGCGTAGCGCAGCTCAACCTGTTTGATGACAACGCACCACGAAAGAACAGTGAAAAGCTCATGGAAGTACTCGACCATCTCAATGCGAAAGACGGAAGAGGAACTGTGTATTTTGCAGGGCAGGGGATCCAGACTGTCTGGCAGATGAAACGAGAAATGCTATCCCCGCGCTATACTACTAGGTTCTGTGACCTTCTCAAAGTTAGATGATTCGGCCATTAACGGTAGTGGTTATGCTGTTACTACAGTCCGCTTAGAGCGAGGAGCGGAAGTTCGCAACTCCAACAACAACATGACCAACATTGAGATGTCTTAATCGATGGGGCGCAGGCCATGACTTACATCTTATCGCCATGGCATGTGCTCTCGATTGTATAAGCCAGTACGGAAGTGCTAATAAATTGATCCCAAATACTTTTTAACATCTTCAACTGTTTCCGTATGTTCACTGACTTAATTCTGAGTTACCAAGATCTTAGTGATGATAGAGCTGATAATTTGATTATCTTAGCTCTTCAAACAGATTAAGTTCACGAATTTTTCCTCTCCAGATTATCCAGCATCATTTTTTTGAAATCCTCGGGATATTCCCCATTTTCCAGTTGAGCCTGAGCACTAAAAGAGAATGCATCCCTGTATAGATTGGCAAAGAAAATATCTTCAACGAATGATGTGTCAATATATTTCCTATATTTTTTCTTAAGACCCAAAGTGATCGCAGCATTACCTTTTTGAAGAGGTTGATGTATGTCAACAACCTTATTGAAATCATCATTGCTTACTGGAAAGGAATTATAATCAGCCTCAATTATATCGTACATCCCTGAATGAGCGTAAAGCCTTAGATAAATATCGAAGGTTAACTGAAGGTCTAATCTCCCCCAATAAAACTGAAGAAAACTGCTAATTCCCGAACAGATATGCATCATTCTTTCAATCCGATAATGATACTTTTTGCTTTCATTTCTATAAAACATATTGCAGACATTTTTAAATGCAGATCCAATTAAGTTAACTTTATCACCAGCATCGATCGGCACAGAAAATATTTCACACATACGTATAATGTTACTGCCATAGGTTATAAGTACCATGAAAAGTTTAGAACCAAAATTATCTGCCCATGCTTCTATGATTCGATCATCTTCATCGCTAGTTGATCTGTAATAATTATGATGATTTAAATAATGGGCAAGTTCATGGCATACAATTAATAATGCCACAAATAGCTCTGTTGAGTCAGTTACTTTCCGAGCACAACAATCTTGAGAGAACCTAATGGTTGAATTTTCATTTTTCCCAACAATAGAAGCATGTTGCCACAAATTATCAGAATAATTCACTTTGACAGAAAACCCATATTCCTCTTTATAAAATGACTCAAGATCTGCTATTGCTTTTCTGAATACATCCTCGTAGTAATAAATAGCCATATTTCAATCCGTTAGTAAAAATTAAATTTTATTGTTCGCGGCCAAATGGTACCGTTGAAAATAACACCTACTCAAAATTATTGCTCTCAGAATCTTTATCTATCCAAACACCTGTTACTTTCTCTTAGCTTTAAAAATACTATAGCACAATAGTTCCTGATGGATATGGAAAACCGTCTGCCATTGCTGTATCCCCTCAGATACCACATTGATTATCTGGCTCACCGCTCACCGCTCACCGCTCACCGCTCACCGCTCACCGCTCATCACAGCACAAAGCGGATAAACTAGCTTAGCTAGTTTCCGCTGCGAGCAAGGAGCAGACGTTTGCGCTGCCTATTTATATTAACTGTTCTGCTTAAATTCTTTAATTCTATTTTCCACTTTTAGAATTACATTAGCTATAATTCGTTGTGCACTTTCTTTACTTGTGTATCTTAATTCACCCGGATAGTTTCCGCTTTCAACTAATTCTGAAAACAAGTTATTTCTGGATGAATCATCCGGGATTCCAGCTTGATCACATAAAGCATCAAACGGACTAGATACTCCGGTGAGAGCGATGATTTCCGAGCCTTTCAGTGGTGATGTAAGTATCACTTCACTTTGACTATCTTTGAAATGAAAAAGAGGTATTGCATTCTCAGGATATCTCTTCTGAAAATGTGTGGCTGCTTCAATAAAGTCAGAGTTCTTCCATAATTCACATAGATTTACAACAACTTCACTTTCTGTAGGTGTGTGCTCAAAAATCGCCGCAGAAACAGCATCTACTTTAAAAAGACCTTTGAATATCTCAGCATATTTTTTATCTAAAGTCCAACTCACTACTCCTTCATGTTTTTGGTCTACCAAAACGATTTCTATAAGTTCACCTTGGTGAAGAAAACGCTTTCTATAGCAAGGTGAGGTGACACTTTTGAATTTTTTATCCAAACACTGGGTTGTATCCAATAAATCATTAGCCAGTAAGTCACGTTTATTCTGATCTTCTCTCCATCCATTCTGCCAATTTGAGAGTGCAAAAAAAAATTCATCAGTAAAACCCATCTTCATTCCTTTCTTATTAAGGGGTAAGTTAAGCACCTTCGTATACTTTACCTAACTATAAATTATTTGAATATAGTAATGTCCGCTTTTGGCACATTCCGGACGTCATCAAAGCTACAGGCTTTTGATAGCCTCAATCAATTCAGGCCCCTGATTTTTCACATTACCTACCGCTCGCGATACCGGGTGCCAGGTGAAATGGTCGGCGGATACTGCTCCGTCGACTGCTATCTCTTCGGCTTCCTTTCCGCCTATATCCTGGCGCATCCATTCGCGTGCTGCTTCAGGCGTCAGTACTAGCGGCCGTCGGTCATGAATATCGAGCAGCCCTTGATCGGCCGCAGCGGTCACAATCATAAATCCCTCTGCTTCATCTCCGCGCTCGAAAGGGACGCTGCCGATAGTCGCCATGAAGATGGGCTTGCCGTCTTTACGGTGAATGAAGTAAGGCTGTTTCTTGTCGACTTCCTTTTTCCATTCAAACCACCCGTCTGCAAAACAAATTGCTCTCCCATGTTGCCATAGAGGCTTGAACATTCTGCTTGTCGCCGCTGTTTCTACTCGAGCGTTAATGAGCTGTGGCTTATCCCACCACCCTGGTGCGTAACCCCAGTGAACCGGGTCGAGGTGCAGCTGTTCGTCTCGTTCGCTCAGGAGCAAAACTTTAGTCCCCGGCGCCACGTTGTAACGCCCAATCGGCTCAGGGTCGTATGCGATGTCGCGCTCGGCTTCATCCGCCAGGTATGCCAAATATTCTTCACGGGTTTGTGATTGAGCAAAGCGTCCGCACAT